AGAATCATTCTGGTTAATGTTAACACCCGGAGCATTTGCCGTCCCCACCGATTTATCTATTACTGTTGAGGAAACGGTGTTGGTATCTGCGGCATGTGTTATAGTTGCAAAGAGTAAATAAGAAACTACACAAAAAGCTACTATGAGCCAAAGAAGTAATGTTTTTTTCTTAACTATCATTTATCCCCCCATGAACAAAAATTATCTAAGGGAAAAACTTTACAACTTAAAGTACTACACCCCGATAGAAGTATACACAGAACTAAAACACCCACTAAGATAGGCAAAGTTCTCCAGTATATCCAAGTCCCTCGCATGTTATCTCCTGCTTCTCGCTTCCATAGCCTCTCGTTGAACTTCAATACGTTCTCTGTTTACTTCAGTTCGATCCTCTGCAATCTCTTCTTGAACCTCAAGACGAGCCGCATCTGTAGCAGACCGTTGCTCCATTTTAGCGGCTTCCATAAGTAATCGAGCTTTGTCTATTTCATTATCTTTCTCAACATCGTCTCGTTTTATTTGCAACTCTTGCATTCTAATCTGAACCAAAGGGTCAGCCATTGGATCATTGGGTGGTGGGATCAACTCTGATATGATTTCTCCCATCATCTTAGCCGATATCTCTGCAACGTAATTAGCTAAAGCAGATGGATCGTTAAGACCAGCTTGTATGTCCGCTATTTCTTGTTGTGCCTGTTCAGGACTAATGCCTCCCGATTGAGCCAATAGTTGCACTTGTTGCATAATTTCTTGCGCCTCCTGTATAGCCTGGTTCGTAGCTTTAAAGTTTAAATGCTCTTGGAGGTGCGCGTAGAATGTTCCCATTATCTGTGGAGAAGTTTGCACAAGCGGCGTTTTCATAAAGATCATGTGCGCCATGATATGTGCATCATGGTTCTGATCTGGGAAAGCCTGAAGCAACTGCCCCGACAAGGCCCTTGCATTCTCAATAGCAGGATCCATCGGTTGAGGCTCTGGTATTGGAGGTAGAATCTCATCTATGTTCTGAACTTCTAACGCCTGATACATCCGCTGATATGATGCGTACATATTATGCATCTCTGGGTTAGATTGCGCTAGTTGTAGCTGACTTTGAGCTAATGCTACCCGTTGTGCCATAGAGAAGATGTTGGGATCTGATACGGGAATTATATCTACACGTCCATCAAAGTCCTGTTGTTTTATTTCAGGACTCGCTCCAGCAACTTGGTATGGATAGGATGGAGGTAGATTCTCTGCAACAATTCGAGCTAATATCCTGAACTCATTCTTTTGTCCGTAGTGTAGTCTCTTGTGTATCGCCGACATCACCTTCATGCCACGTTCCAACATAGCAACTGTTGTGCCCACTGGTGTTTCGCCACTCATGTTGTTGACTTGTTCATCAGCAACAGAGATAAATCTCCGTCCACCTTCGATCAAAGCCGCCAGCAATTGAGCCAACGTTGCAGATGGTTCTTTATACGGAAGCGGTGTAATCGCACTCCTTATGTCACCACCTGGTACATCTATATCCCGCCATTCGCCCGGTTGTAACGGTTCATCCGAATTACGGACCCTTACACCTCTAGCCTTGAATCCCGCTGGTAAATTAGCCAACGTCCCAGCGTCAATAAGCTGACGTAGGATGCTAGTCGCAGCACGTCCAAGACCCCCAATCATGTGAGTTAAACCAAAACCGTAGAAGCCTAACCCAGGCATGAACTTATAATGTACAAAATATTGAATCGTTTGTTTTAAAGGATCGTTCTCCGCATAGTTCTTGCGGATAGCTAACACATCACCCTTACTTCTATCTATCGTTACGATGTATGGAAGTTTTATCCCTGTGAGCTCTCCTTGCTCGTCCTTGTCTTCAAAACCTTCTATCTCCATAACAGAGTGTATCTCTAAAATGTTCCGTATCTCGTCTTTATATGTTCTTGAAATCCCTTGAAGCTCATCTACCTTTTGCTCAACGGTATCTTCCTCGGTATCACCTGGTTCTCCTAGCTCAATGTCTCGATACATACCACCAACTTGAAGTTTTCTAACTTCATTGTCTGTCATCTTTAAAACATGGGCTATCCGTGGTGCAGTAACCAAATCAGTAGCAGTGTATGGAACCACTACATCTTGTGCCGCAACAAACTTAGATACAGGGCGACCTTTGGCTTCGTCATAGTAAACCTTCTTAAACGTGGAACCAGATAGCGGTAAGTAAAACAACATCTGGTCCATGTCTGGATCAAACTCTTCCATCTTCTCCATTATTAAATAATTCATAAAGTTCTTGACACGAGTAGCTTGACCCTCAGTCTCTGGGTTAGAAAGACCAATGACTTTCGTTTTCACAGGGCCACCAGAAGGCAATAATTCTTTGTACGCTTGTGCTTGGAACTGAGTGACCGACTCAGCGATCAACGGATGTGTTACTCCAGAGGCTCCTTCAAACGGAACAGAACGATCAGTGCTCCCAACACCCAATAGATCTAATCCTTTAGTATATGTCTCTTCCCAAGAATCTCTTGATTGTAAGTCATCTTCAAACGACGCTCTAAGATCCATAGAGATTTCTTTAAGGACCTCTTCATCTAGATACTCGGCTAGATTAGAGTCATGCTCGATCATATCGTTTATGTCCATGCCGGTTGCTTCCGCAATAGCTTGAACAATAGCTCCACCTTCTCCGTCTGGAATAACTTCTGCCCCACCTTCAAACTCTTCCGGTGCCATTACTTCAACTTGTTGTCCCAACATTTCTTCTTGTGGTCCACCTTGCATAAGGCCTGAATCTACAATTGATCCCATTGGTTGTGGTGGTAGTGCCATTAGTAGTACTCCCTTTTCTGAGGGTAATAATCTTCTTCTATGTCTTCTCCTGCAAGAGAAACAAATCCCCCTTGCCGGAATCTCATTATAGCTAACGTCATACTATCACAAAAGTCATCATGATCACCATTAGGAAATGACGCAACCTCTTCTATCACTTCGTCTGTAAACTTCTTGTCCGTTGGTGCCCATACTACACCAGCTTCGAACATTGGTGCAACCATGTGCATACGAGTTATCTTATCCGTGCCTCTTCCAGGTGCAAATCCCAAGGCTGGTATGCCTCGAAGCCGCAACTCTTGTATCAAAGGAGTACCCGTAGCTTTCGCTTCTATCAATACCATATCGGGTTCCCAATACTCATGCTCATCAAACGCAACTTCCTTTAGTTCTGGAAAATTCCAACGCCCTCGCTTGGCATCCAGTAGAATTATGTTGTCTGGTCCGCCTTCTTCTGGGTTGAATATACCCCAAGTTGTGATCGCTGAATAGTCCGCAGTTTCTTTTTTCGAAAATGCTGTGTCATATGCCTGTAAAACATACTTCAAAGGAGGTATCTTTTCTTTCTCCCACGGCTGCCACCACTCTTTCTTCACGATCGCACCCTGTGAAGTGGTCGGTTGTTGTTGCCACTGCGCTGACCATTTAGCTACTGGAAGAGAAGCTTTAATGGATAGTAAAGCATCCTTCTCCCAAAACTCAGGCCATAAGGCGTTGTCTGATGGAAGTATTGCTGGAAACTCTACCACATCCCACTGATCGGACATAACATCTGCGCCCTGTGCGGCTAGTAATCGGCCTGTCAAGTCTTTTTTTCCCCACCTCGTCATAACAATTATGATTGACCCACCAGGCTGAAGCCTCTGTCTAGGTCCAGAAGTGTACCATTCATACGCATGATCAAATGCAGTCTCACTTAAAGCATCTTGCTCCGAGTGTGGGTCATCAATAACAAATAAATCCGCACCACGACCCGTTACCGCAGCTCCTACACCCGCCGCAAAGTACTCACCACCAGCACTCGTCTGCCATTTACCAGCACCTTTGTTGTCTTCTTTAAGATGCGTGTCAGGAAAAACCTCTTTGTATTGAGGATCGTCAATTAAATCTCGTACCTTCCTACCAAAACGTACAGCAAGCTCCGTATTGTGCGTGGCCTGAATAATTTTAAGTTTTGGATTACGTCCCAAGAACCATGCTGGCATAAGATACGATGCAAACTCTGACTTGGAATGACGTGGAGGCATATTAATGATAAGCCTTTTTAGCTTACCTTGAGCCACTTGCTCGAGCTTCTCTGCAATAATCCTATGATGCCGCCCTTCAATGAAGTTGTCGTACACATGATGTGCAAACGGCATGAAGTGTTCTTGCGCCTCGTCCCTAATATCTAGGCGTTTCTTAGCCTCGGTGAGGGTTAGTATTTCCTTCAACGCCTCTTCGGGAAGAGCCTGTAAGTTCATTAGACTTCATCAGAGTTTAAGATATAAGGACTAATAGGTCCTACCGTCTGAGGTTGGTAGTACGATCCAGCAGTTGGACGACCGTAAGTAACTACTTCCTCTTCTACGTCTTCTTCTACTTCCTCGTCCTCTTCTATCGGCACACATATGTACTGGCCATTGATAAGTTTAAGAATGTAACCAGGAGGACAGTTGCCGCCTTCATCTGGTGGTACAACAACATCATCACCAGTATCATCTCCTGAACCAACGGGAATTGCAGGAACAGGACCAGTATCCTCTGGCGGAGGCACCACAGTGGTATCAATATACGGATTAGTGTTTGTGGTTTCTAGGTTGGTCATGTTGTTGTTCGTTACAGTCGAACCAGAAGTATTTGTTTGATTAGCAGGCCCAAACATTGGCATCGGTCCTATAAGCCCAGTATCTACTGACGTATTAGTAGCATTGTTTGCAGCAAAATCTGCTTTAGCCTGTTCAAATTGTCCAAGTAATTGATTGTTCTCTAGTTGTTGGCGTGTCATGTTTGCGGGCCCAAGCATTGGCTTCGGTCCTATCTGCCCAGTGGACTCAAGCTGTGTAGTAGAAGGATTCGGTCCTCGATTAACAAAAGGCATCGGTCCTATCTGTTCTACGAAAGAAAGGTTCCCACTTGTTTCTAAAGGAGTGGCTGCAGGATTAGTTGCTTGAGTTACCATCTCGTTAATTTGAACCATAGTGAAAGGAGTGTTTTCTTCTAATTGTTTAGCCGTATTTAAAGACAATCCGCCAGTCGTTGAAATCTCCTCGTTAATTACATCCATCACCTTAATACTATCTAGAGTTGTAGCCGTTCCTACAAATTCATTCGCTGGAGTTACGTTAGCAACAGCTTCTGCTTGTACTTCTGCGCCTGATTTAAGTGGTCCTTTTTGTGCTTGCTCTAATATTAGTGCTTCGCCCAGTGTTCTTTCTAACTCTTGGTTGTTAGTCCCAAAATTATCTCGTTGACCCGTAAGAGGGTTTATAGTGGTGTCTTCTCTTTGTTGGTTGTTAGTCCCAAAATTATCTCGTTGACTCGTAAGAGGATTTATAGTGGTGTCTTCTCTTTGTTGGTTGTTAGTCCCAAAGTTGCCTAGTTGAGCCGTGAAAGGATTTCCAGTAGTGTCTTCTCTTTGTTG